GGAAGAGTCTGTTGAGTAAACAGATCCTAATTAGGCTCCAGGGACCGGCATCTGCGGGTGCTGGATTTCATCTGTAAGGAGCGTGATGCTCCGAGAGGAGGCATCATGCCACACGGCTGGAAAAAGAGAAGAAAGGATACAACATCGCCATCATACATAGAAGAACGTATGTTGGTGGATACCGACAAATCATCGCCTACCCTGTTTTATAGTGCGCAACGCGTATCTAATATAAACATTGGGCACATGGTTGGTTGGGATGTTCCTAACTTTCACGCAAGGCGTCGAAGAGGCGAACTTATCGAGATGACCCCATTCACCCAGGTTTTTATAACCGGTGAAAATATTTCGGGGAAATATTCTGTTAAGTTCGACACTGGTAACAACCACTGGACTAAGTACTATCTTGATGATGGTGCTGAGTATATGTGGGTGTACAGTACCTCTTGGCAACTGTCCGTCGATGTGATGAACAACTATGCAACTGACCAAGGCACTTTAGCCTATGTTCAGGAAGCTGCGTCGCGCATCTACAGGAACGGACACGACACTCTCACATTTCTTGCCGAGTTAACCGACGTAAGAAGATTGTTTGTTGGGACTCTGAAGGGACTTTTGAAGTTAAATTTCCCTAAGAATCTCAGACAACTCTCCTGCGCCTGGTTAGCCACTCGTTATGGGTGGCGCACACTTATCTACGATCTTCAAGATCTCAATAAAGCTGTGCAAAATCTCGGAGGTAGTCGGACTCGATACACTGAGTCCGCTGGAAACACTAGTAGTTCTGTGTTATTCCAAGAATGGGAGACCTCTATCGGAGCTGGAACTATCCAGCATTCGTACACCGACAAAATTTCAGTCGGTTTAAGAGGTAGCGTGGTGGCAGATGTAGACGTGCCAAAGTTTCAGTTTAATCCGTTACAAACTGGTTGGGAGAAACTCCCCTTCAGTTTTGTACTTGATTGGATTGTTTCTGTCGGTGCGGCTCTGTCTGCTTTTTCTTTTTTGTGTCTTGATCCGAAGTATACGGCCGCCTATGGCGTTGCCGTGACTATTGAAAGAGAATATGAGAATTACTTAAGTATTCCTCTTCCAAACGTCATTGAACATGACGTCGGACAGACCGGAAGGTCTTCAGGCACAATTCAGTTACGTGTTCCTTGCAAGATACCCTTATCACCGCAATTCGTCTTGAAACTGAATCGCTGGAAGGTCACAGACCTCCTTGCGCTCCTGTTTCAAAGACTACGGAGGTAAAAGTATGGCAGGAATGACAACTGTCCTCACTGAGTTTTCCTCATTAGGGAACTCACGCACATCAACCCTTACGGGTCATACAGCTTCGAAGCCGAAGCTGGTGATCGAGAAAAGGCGTGTCCCGGAAGGGAACCAAACTATGGCCGAATACTCCTTCAAGACAATTGAAGCGACGACTGACGCCGATGGTGACGTTCTCTCCAATAAGGTCTCTATTGAAACCATTGTACGATATCCCATTGATGGGACAAGTACGGATGTCGATGCCGCATTGGCTGTCCACCGCGATATTACTGCGGGAGACGAATTTGCCAATTCGGTAAGCACCCAAGAATGGCTGTAATGAATACTGAGATAGAGTCTATTCGAGAATGTATTGATTTTATTCTCGAACTGCTCTTAAAAATCTTAGAAATTCTAACAATTCAATAGGAGGATTCCGTATGGAACCTACACAGCTAACGTACGACATATGTCGATGTTACCTGCAAGACCTTAAAGGGGTCGATTCTAAATTATTTGCAAAGATCGGTGGATTTCACCGTTCTCGCAATCTTGAAGAATTGGCCTCTTGCTCTCGTTATTTCGACTTGGCTTCGCATACAGTCGACGATTGGAGGGCCCTTAGACAGGTCGAAGCCTTCTTTAAGAAGAATTCGATCTTTTCCATAAAGGAAAAGTGTGAAATTGCAGCCCGCGACTCATTCATGAGTGCGGAAGATGTCTGCAATCGCACAAACCTCTTGCTGGAGTACTGTTTCTCGAAGCGCGATCTTCTTGATCCCGATCTTCGAACTCAGCTCAGCAAAATGGAACGTTACATAAGTAACGTCCTGGGGGATTTCCGATCGTTCCTGGATGACTTACCTCGTCTGGTGAGAGTAACTCCGGGAGCAACAGCCCACACGTCTAGACGTAATTCCTTACCACATCTTAAGATGAAGATGAAGCTCTTCGCTACGCGAAGATGCTTTCCTTACCTACGCGCTCTATATGCCTACTATGGCTTTGGAGCCCCGCGGTTGGTGGAAACACGTTCGAACCGTGTAGAGCTAGTACCGAAGAACTGGAAGACAGACCGTACTATCGCATGTGAGCCGGAAGGGAATTTACCCCTCCAGCTTGCGTTCGACAAGTATGCCAAGCGCCGCTTGCGACGTAAAGGAATTGATCTGTCCGACCAGTCTGCAAATCAAGACGCGGCGAAGCATGCCTCAATCTACGATGACTTAGTCACAGTGGATTTTAAAGCTGCTTCTGACACTATAAGCTTCAACGCGGTTGCCTGGTTATTTCCAGCCGACTGGTTTAAGTTCTTAAGTGACGTGCGCTCCCCTAGTTATCGGGGATGTTTCGGTGAAGGAACGTACGCAAAATTTTCCTCTATGGGAAATGGCACGACGTTCACAATCGAAACTTTGATTTTTGCTGCGGCTTGTTATGCTGTTGGTAGCAAAAGATTTCTTGTTTACGGTGACGATGTAGTCATCGAGAAAGAACTCTTTGATGCGTATACGCATCTAACAAGATTTTTAGGCTTTACCATTAATGAAGAGAAAAGTTTCTCTTCAGGCCCCTTTAGGGAGTCATGCGGTTTTGATGCATTTAATGGTATCAACGTTACCCCGGTTTTTATTCGGTCGGTTGATCGCCGCAAGGCGCACCGATGCCATCTTGTTAATACTATGGCAGGTATTGCTGTTCCGGAAGGTAGACTTTCGAACTTCTTGCTAGAAATAGTAAGGAGAGAGAAACTACCTCTAGTACCATTCCAGAACAGTACGTTATCAGGAGTCTGGATAGATCCTGATAAGGCGGGATGCCTAAAACTTTTCAGAAGGAAGGGATGGATCAATAAATTCAAGGGCTACGTGCCAAGCACGAAAACCCGAAAATTTGTTGATTCTAGGGGCTATTACCTGTGGTTTCTGTCGAAAAACGCGCAAGTGCTTTTCGCAGGACCGTGGGCTTTAAGCCGCCATATCACTCCATCTGAAACCTCATCGGTACCTATTTTCGATCACACATACGTGCGAAAGTG